GCTGGCTCCGGCCTCGTCCAAGTATTCGTGCATGGTAGAGATGGTAGGCGTACTGGCGATAGCGTTGGTCGTCTGGTCGGCCCAGCCCTTACGTGAGGCTATACGGCCCTCTCTGTTGACCACGCAGTTATGCGCCTTGGTGGCCCATTGCGGCGGCATCAGCGTGGTTACGGCCTCTGTGTTGAGGCCCCACGCTCCGGGCGCAACGATGTCAAGTACGTTTACCTGAGCCACTTAGCGCTCCAAGAATACTGTCTGGTCGGCGGGCGTCATCTCCTTACCCGTAGCCGCGCCATGCGCGTCAAGGTAAGCGGTATGTAACGTAGAGCCGGGGGAGCCTAGTTCGTCGCCGCGCTCTTGGTTGGCCTTGAGCAGCGCCTTAGTCCACACGGGGCGTTGCGGTATAGATAGGGTGGTCGTTAGATCGGTGTTGCTCAGTTCTGCCTGTGGCACGAACATGCGTAGCTTCAGCGTGTAGGTAGCGTCTGGCGTAGGCCAGACCTTCATCTTCATGCTGTCACCATCAGTGTAAAGCGTGAAGTATTGAGGCTGGTCCGTCTCGTCGCTGTCAGTGAAGTGCAGACGTTCAATCTGCTCCTGAGTATACTCAGTGAGCCGGTACTCGTCGGAGGTGGTGGTGTTGAACACCATCGGCTGTGAGGACATGCCGTTATAGAACCCTTCGCTAGTACCAAAGGCCGACACGTTCTCGTACAAAAGCCGGGTGCGGTCGTTGGTATCAACGTCCGCCTGACCGGCTGTTTCTATGTCGTACTCGGCTGTACCTGACGCTAGCGTTAGCGTCACGGTCTGTCGCAGGGCTTGCCAGGGCCAGCCCGCCTCCTCGATCTCTTCCTTGGCCTCGTTGACGAACTGAATTATCATCAGCAGGTAGTCATCCGTTACGGATGTCGTAGAGCTGCCGATTATAAGGCCGAACTGTCGTAGACCTCTTAGTACCTTGTTCGTTAAGTCTCGCGTGTTAGCCATCTATCGTCTCAAGTGAAAACTGAAATTTCCAAAAATTTCCCGTGGGAATTACTTGCTTCTGTTTTTCCAGAAGTAGTAGACTATCCCGCAGAAAATGAGTCCTGCTAGTACGTTTGCTGCAAAATCGATACTCATTGTGATCTCCTGTTAACTTACAATGCCCTTGGTCTGTAGGTCTGCGATCAATGCTGCCAGTACATTGTTATTGTTAAGCGTGGTTGCAGAGGCTGACGCTAGCAGCGTCCTGTCCTCGACGACCGTGGTGTTACGTGTGTAAGCTGACAAGCCCCCGTCAATGATTGGGTGAGACAGGTCGCCTAACGCCCCCAAGGGGCAGATTATTGGGCGGGTTATGGTGACGACATCCGCCCCTGTACCTCCAATAACGCGCATCCCGAACTTAGAATCGCTAGACGTAGCGGGCTTAAAGACTATGGTGCGCCTTTCAAAGCTGGTTGTAAGTGCCGTACCGCCATCAGAGGCAAACCACGTCGTACCATCGTGTACCAGTAGATTAAATCCGGGTAGGTTGGTCGTGGCCTTGGCCCAACACGTGTACAGCCAAAGCTCGTCACCCCAAAACCCCTCGAAATCAGCCTCGGCTATGGTACCGCCCAGCGTTTCACTCGTTCCCGACACATCCCGTGACACTGTGTAGAGCGTTTGGCCGCTGTACCTGCCCGTGGTAGAGGCTATGGTTAGCTGCGGCGTACCGGCTATCTGCGTGGTGTACGTCTCCGGGTTAAATCCGCCTTCCTCGTGCGCGTTGAAGCGTGGCGCAAAAGACGGGTGTAACACCATTCCCATGAGGGTTTCCTCATGGTATGCCGTCTCGCTGGCGTCGTTGGTGTTCTCGTAATCCAGGTACTTATCGTTAGCACCCTCTACGTGACTGTTGCCTAGCACCGCGTTGAAGTTCTGGTAGCGGCTACTATCGTTCTTTGTTTTTATGAATGACGCAGCGCTGTTGTAGGCGGTGTTGACTATGTTGGAGTCTTCAGAGAACCCTTCAGTAGCTATGAGGTATATAGAGCAGTCGGTGTTATCAGCCCCTGGGGGCTGAAAGTAGTTACCCTTGCACGAAACGCCGATGTTTGGATTGCCAGCGTTCAGCGCAAAGCTGGTGCCGCCGTTAAGGATGATGTCGGCCTTGATGGTCCGGACATCGCCCGTAAATGTTATGCCTGTCTTGGCATTTCCCTCGAAGTAGTTTCCGTCGAGGTCAAGCCCCTTACACGCTATAGCGTAAACTCCGCACCCCTCCATAGACTCAATAATGTTGCCGCTTATGGAGTGTCCTGCGCCCTGTATATCGATACCTACAGCAGCGAAGGCAGCTACACCGTCCAACCTGTTACCGGCTATCCATATACCGTGGCACTGGTCTGATATGTGTATTCCGGTACCCCGGCAGGCAATGGTATTGTTGGTAATCGTGGATGCCCACGACTCCTCCATTCGTATGCCGAAGCTAGTGGCATTGCCACTCTGCGATATGAGGCAGTTATCTATGCGGGTGTTGGGGCGCTTTCGTGCGTAAATACAAGAGCCTCCGACAACGCTGTTGTCGATCAGCAGCCCCGTAACGCGGCAATCGTTTAGCTGTGTAACATCGTCGCCCAGCTCTATGGTGTTGCCTGCTGTGGAGTTCTGTATAGAGCTGGCCCTACCATCGCCACGCAGCACCAGTCCGTTCCCGACTGTGTGTGTAAGTGCCTTAGAGCACTCGTACGTACCTGCCGGAAAGTATACTGTACCTCCGCCAGCCGCTGATACAGCGTCTATGGCGGCTTGGATAGCACCGCTATCGTCGGTAACTCCGTCACCAACAGCGTTATGCGTTCTAACGCTGACGCCTGCCTCTCCCCTTCTAGCAGGATGTCTAACTGTCATAAACTATCCTCTTAGAAAGGAACTCCCCCCGAAGGGGGAGTCACTAGGCTACTTACGCAGCCGGTACCATGATAGCACGGCAGCCTTCGCCGTCGCTAGCACTCACGTTACCGCGAATGCTTGCTACGCCGTAGACGCTATCGGCTACCAGTAAGGTGCCGAGAGCTTCCAGCTTGTACTGCTCCTGGATGCGCGGAGTCAGTTGCTCTGCGAGTACCAGGGAGTCGCGCTGGATAAACAGCGCCGGACGGTACGAAGTACAGTCAGACGAGTCTACCGTTGCAAGGTTGCTTGAGACGTAAATCTCGAAGCCATACAGGTTGCCAACCAATCCGTTGCGGATTGAGTTGTCTTGGCCGACTTCGCCAACAAACGCTTGCTCTGTGTAACGAGTGTTACCGAGCATACGCTTTTTCTCGACAGGCGGAATGACGCAGAAACGATCCCGCGAAGGAACGTCTAAGTCATCAAAGTCCTGTACTGTCTCACGAACGCCAGCGTCGGAGATGGCAGAGCCATTACCTGAGCCAGTCGTTACCCAGTCAGTCGTACCGTCGCCGATATGAGCTTTTGAGTAGTCAGTACCGCCACCCCAAGTGGCTGCGAGGCCAACGAGAGAGGTGTCTGTCTGTTTAGCGAGAGCATACCCTGCGTCATCCGTGAAGAAGCGGCGGATTGAAGGCAATGCCTGCAATTCGGCTCTATCTTCGAGCAAACGAGCGTAGTGGTAATGTTGGTCAATATCGACCGATTTTTCTACCGAATCGGCGTAAGCGATTACGCTGACGACAGTAGATTCCGTCTTGGTTTGAGCAGAACCACGAGTGGCAAACGGGATATGGATCTTATCACCCTTTTTGCCAACGTGAGGTATCAGAGATACCAACTGCGCTAGTACAAGGTTCTTTTTGTACGCAGCTACAGTTTCAAGCGCCCAAACCTCCGGAATGAAGTCCGCAGCGTCTGTTTGACCAGTCGCATTGGCTACCGAAAAGTTACTCATTAGGTTGTACCCCTAGTGTGGTGCGTTGAAAGTTACAGGTTATGTGTTCTTAACGAAGCGTCCCTCTTTAATAGCCCCCAGAAGTTCATTCTGGTAGCTAGGGCTTCTATACTTCGCTGGATCACTGTTTATCAGTGCTATTACATCAGCTTCAAAGATTTGGGGCTTACCGCTAATCGGTGCTCCCGTTCCGGCGGACTCTGTGGCCACCTTGCGGGCTTTTTCGACTGGCGTTTCGACCGTCTTCTCGGCACTCGTCGTCTGCTGGAAGTCTGTAAAGTCTTCCATTAGGCGTCGAGCTGCCCGTACTTGTGCTACGCCGGTTCCCTTGGCAGCAAACTCAAGGTCTGCTTGTCGGGACGGCGTGCGGGCGGCAAAGTCTTGGAAATCAGACGATTGGACTATTGCGTCCACGTCGTAGGTATCCATAAGGGCTTTGCCTTCCGCCTGGAACAAGTCGTTAGCTGCCTGCTGATCGCTGGCGGCTGATAGCTTGTCAAGTTCGGGCTGAAGGATTTTCATTACAGCGTCCCGAGGGTCGCTGAGTAGATCATCCCCTGACACGTCCACTGGTTCCTGTTCTGCGGGTTGCGGCTCGGGAGCTGGTCGCTGAAGAGCTGACAGGTCTGTTACTAGACCTCTCATTGTGCCGAGTTCGTTCTGGATTTGCCCTAAACGCTGTTCTGCGTTCTGGTGCATCTCGATAACGTCCTCGGTGGTCTTACCCGCGTACTTCTCGGGCAAAGCCGGTGCTTCTTCTGCTGCGGCGGCTGGCTTATCGTCAGTTGGCGCCTCTGCTGCCGTGTCGGCTGCTGGTGCAAGAATCTCAGACATCGGTCTGGTTGTATAGGCAGTTGTCATTTCTGACTCCTCCGTGTACGGCCCTGCAAAATGCAAGGTTAGCGTAATTTAGCTCCCGTAGGAGTGGTGTTTCTTGTCTACTCCGTGATCGTCGTAGAACTTCTTATCTTGAGCTACCTTCTGAGCGTTGGTCCGTACCCACTTATCGGAGGTTATTCCGAGGTCGACACGGGGTGCTGACATAAGGCGCTTGGTGTTCGAGAAACACATCGGGCAGGACGGTGTAACGTCCGGCTTAACGAAAGCCTCGAACTTGTGGTCGCAGCGTAGGCATCTAAAGTCGAAGAACATGAACTTAGCCATCTTGGGGGTCCAGTTCCAGTGCTTGATCCTTCTGCTGCTGGACGGTCTTTGGAAGTTCGACTAGCTCGTTAAGTAGGCCGAAGCGCACGCGAGCATTATCTACGTCCTCCATCGTCTTAGCGTTAAAGAACACGCGCTCGTACAGAGCGTCACGTTCCGCTTCCCATCCTTGGGTAATCATAGCCCATCCGGGCTGATCGAAGAGTCTCTCCATGTTGGTGAAGAACTCTAGTTGTTTGTCGTTTAATTCCATAGCCCCTCCGGCTTACTTGTTAGTCTGGCCCTTGTCTATGGCCTTCTCTTGAATGCGTAGTCCCTCGGCTGTGAGTGCATTCTTATCGTCCATCAGGTCTAGCTGACGGGCTTGGTTCTTGG